TGATACAGCCACTACCATTTTTTGCTGTTTTAAGTTAGGTCTTTTGGACTAAATATTACTATGGCACTACCCAGTTTAGAAGCATTAAAGTCTGACCTTTTTGACGCCCTTGAAAGTAAAGGGTATAATCCTATAGGTCTAGACAGCAAAGGAAAAGAAACCCCTAATCCAGAAGATAGCGATGTTATACGTTTTGAACTTACAGATCAAAATGGTATATCAGCAGGACAAGCATGGGTAGGAGTAGAGTTAAAGAAACAACGTGCTGAAGATAAGAAAAATATAGTGTTATGGATTAATCCTGATTTAATGAAAAGCCCAGAATTTGATAATTTCTTAGCATTATTAAGAAGCTGGCGCCGTGACAAAAATGCAGGTTTTGAACTTAAAACTAAAAAAGGTCAATTAGTACACGATATGAAAAAGAGGTCTATTATGAAAGAGAAAGAAAAACTAGAAGAAGGTTATTATCCTTTAGGCAAAAAGAGTTCTTACAGTGATAACGTTCCTAGTGTAAAAATTATATTACAACATACTCGCCAACTAGAAGAAGGTGAACAACGCTTTCGTAATATCGCCAAAATTTTCGTAGAAAATACTAACGGTGAACGCTTCTTATTGCCAACGACACGTCCAGGATTAGCAAGAGTATTTGCACGCCATGTCGCAGAAGGCGGCACACCTTATGATGATAAGGCAAAACATATCACAACATTAGTTGAAGAATATACAAAGATGGCTGGTTTCGTTCGTGCTACTAAGAACGATCAGTTCAATGAATCAGCGCAGCGTTTAGTCAATGAAGGGATTAATCACTATAATAACCTACGTGAGACATTATCTAAAATGACTACACATAAAGGTTATGTAAAATATTTTGAAAGTTATACTCCTGTATTAAACGAAGAATCAGATGAAAATTCATTGAATGAGTTATTTGTAAGAGAAACATTAGACCCAAGAATTGAAAGTGTATTGCCAATTCTTAGCCGTTTATCAAAAAATCTAACAGAAATGAATGAAGTTAAAGAATTAGATGAATGGGCACAAAGTTTAGTTGAAGGTGGCGACGGTGGCGAAGCCAGTGAAGAAGTTGATGGGGATACATCAGGCACTGCAGGTCAAGGTGGTGCAGAAGATGTAGACATTAATGAAGAACAAATGCAAACTAAAATGGCTGATAGCAATGAAGTAGCAGATGTTATTTTTCAAAGTTTAAAAGGTGAGAAAAATTTAAACAGCAATGATATCTATGCGATTATTGATGAATACGAAGACCTAATGACAGACGAAGGATATCAAGTTAATAGTGATGATGTTGCTCAAATATTAATGGGTAAACTTAATATAGTAAGTGAAGCACCCGGAGCAATGACATTAAAGCATAATCAAAATACCGAAAAAAAAAATCTAAAAGCATTTGATTTAGATGAAGGCGCAGGTGATGCTCCTATAGATAAAATGTCAGATGAAGATTTGGCTGACTACTTAGGCGTAAGCGTAAAATTTGTAAAGCAAGATCGTAAACGTGCAGAACAAGCAGCGCGTGATAAAACAGATGATGTATCTGAAGCTGAAGATTTTGATGATGAAAAATTCAGTAAAATGAATATGGCTCAACAAACAGCCTACATGAAAAAAAATCCAATGCCAAATGACATTAATTTTGATAAAAGCGCATTACAAGGCAACAAGGATGCTGAAAAATTAATGAAACCAGCACAAAACAAAGACGGTACATATAGTTTTAGTAAAGGCATGGCTCATGGTATAGATTCCATGCAACCTAGTATGAGTCAAGTAGGCAGGACTGCAGGTAAGGCTTTATACAGAGACATGCCTGGACAACTTAGAAAAGAAAAAACACAAAATCCAGAAAAGTTTCAACAAGATTATGACTCACTAGATGATGCTGGAAAGGCAGAAGTTGATAGAAATTTAGCAATTACTGATAAGCAGGCAAAAGCAAACTATAAGCAATACCAAGCGGGTTTAGATAAACAAATGACTGATCAAGGATATAGCAAATATGGTTATAATTACAATGATCAACCCGTAGTTGGTAGAATTAAAAATGCGGGTGCTTGGCTAAAAGATAAGTTTAATGAAGAAGAAGATTCGGAAGAAGATTTAGATGAAGCATTTCGCTATTATTATCCCGGTGCTACAAAAGCAGAAATCAAGAAAAAAGTTCACAAGTTCATACATGGAAATAAAGGATTTGAAGAAGATGTTGAAGAAGGTCTTGATGCTAACCAAAAACGTGTAGGACAATTAGGCCCAACTGAACCTGTAGGCAAGAACGAAAAGAACCTACGCGGTAAACTTGTAGGAGCCAGTGAGAGTATAAATATTGATACTGATACTATGTTATTAGATCGTATCACAAAATTAGCAGGTAAATAGGTATGGCACATTTTGCAAAATTAGATAGTAACAATATTGTTACAGAAGTTATAGTAGTTCACAATAATGAATTACTTGATAATGGCGTAGAAAATGAGGCAAAAGGTGTCGCTTTTTGTCAGAGTTTGTTTGGGGGTGTTTGGAAGCAAACAAGTTATAATAGTAACATGAGAAAGCATTTTGCTGGTATAGGCTATACATATGACAGTGGTCGTGATGCTTTTATACCAGAGAAACCACATAACAGTTGGGTACTTGATGAATCAACATGTCAGTGGATAGCCCCAGTAGCAATGCCTGATGATGGTAAAGCATATAGTTGGGATGAGTCAACACTTAACTGGGTAGAAGTACCCGCAGTAACGGGAGAATAAAAATGCCAATATTTTCAGGTGTAACATTTAGCGGTGGCGGATTTGTGATACAATCGCCTGCTACAACACCTCCTTCGTCTATAGATTTTATTTTAGTTGCTGGCGGTGGCGGTGGCGGCAATGGAATCAATGGTGGTGGTGGTGCAGGTGGCTATAGGTCATTCTCATCTCAATCTATAAGTACTGGGGTCACATATACAGTCACAATCGGTGCGGGTGCAGGTGCGCAAGCAAAAGGTTCTAATAGTTCCTTTTTATCACAATCAGCTACAGGCGGAGGTATAGGTGGCGGACTTGATTCAGAATCACCGTCAGGTGGCGCCGGCGGTAGCGGTGGTGGTGGTAGAATTCCTGGATGGCCTGGTAACTATTCAGGTAACCAAGGTGGTTATACTCCTTCTGAAGGATATTATGGTGGCCAAGGATATGGCAGCGGTACAGCAGTGGGCGGCGGCGGTGGCGGCGCCGGCGGCGCAGGTGGAGCAGTTGCTATAAATCCTCCGGCAGCCGGCAATGGTGGTGTAGGGGTACAATCAGATATTAGCGGTGTCAGCACATATTACGCCGGCGGCGGCGGCGGCGGTAAAGCATCGGGAGTGGCAGGAAATGGCGGCAATGGCGGCGGTGGCAATGGCGGATTAGGTGGTAATGGAAGCAACGGTACTACTAATACCGGCGGCGGCGGTGGTGGCGCTGGATTAGGTGGCACGCCCGGAGGCTCCGGCGGTAGCGGAGTGATGATATTGCGATATCCAGATTCATTTGCAGAAGCATCAGCCACTACAGGTAGTCCAACATATACAAATACAGGTGGCTACAGAATTTATCAATTCACTGGTTCTGGGTCAATCACTTTCTAAAAACGCAAAATATAATAATTTTATTCTCCCAATATAGGTATAAGTATATTGACATATTGTGACATTCGTGTAGAATGTCATAGTATGTTAGTTGTCTCCTAGACAACTCAACATAAAACACATTTAGGCTCAACATAGGCATTTACAACATAGGAGATTATATATGGCAAGTCTAGCAGATATCCGTGCCCGTCTCGCGGCACAAGAAAGTAAGAAATCAAATCAGGGTCAACGTACCCAATCAGATAACGCAATCTATCCACACTGGAATATGGAAGAAGGCACTACTGCCACTATTCGTTTTCTTCCAGACGCAGATTCAAAGAATACATTCTTTTGGGTAGAACGTCAGATCATCAAGTTGCCTTTCAACGGCGTCAAAGGTGATCCAAACATGAAGCAAGTCATCGTTCAAGTTCCATGCGTAGAAATGTATGGTGATAACTGTCCAATATTGGCAGAAGTTCGCCCATGGTACAAGGATGACACTCTCAAAGATATGGCTAACAAATACTGGAAGAAGCGCAGTTATTTGTTCCAAGGTTTTGTTCGTCAGAATCCGATCGGCAATGATGTGACTCCTGCAAACCCGATTCGTAGATTTGTCATTAGCCCACAGATTTTCACTATCATCAAAAGTTCATTAATGGACGTTGAAATGGAAAATATTCCAACTGATTACTTGAATGGTACAGATTTCAACGTTAAAAAGACTAGTAAGGGCGGTTATGCTGACTACTCAACTAGCAATTGGGCACGTAAAGAAAGCCCACTAACTGAAGCAGAGCAGGCTGCTGTTGAAGCACATGGTCTATTCAATCTTGCTGACTTCTTGCCAAAGAAGCCCAGTGAGGCTGAATTGCGTGTCATCAAAGAAATGTTTGAAGCAAGTGTTGATGGCAAGCCCTATGATAGCGACAAATGGGGCGCATACTATCGCCCATATGGACTTGAGGCTCCGGCAGGTGGTAGCGCACAAGTTGCACCGCACGTAACTGAAACTTCAACATTGACTGTTGCCCCTAAAAAGGCAGTTGTTGAAGATGAAGAATCCGAAACTAAAAGTGAACCCGTAGTTGTTCCTAAGAGTACTTCTAGCGATAAGGCACAGGACATTTTAGCGATGATCCGCGCTAGACAGCAGAAGGGCTAAGAAAGTTTGGGGAGAGGTAAAACTCTCCCCTCTCCTAACTGAGGAAACTACCATGACACTACCAGACGAAAGATACCGCGCACTAAAGCAAGGAAAAAAATTGTTAGAAGAATTATGTGACCCGGGCAAGACGCCCCGTGTGCCGTCTATGGTCCGTGATCGTGCCCGCGGTGCATTAAGACACTATCCAAATGACTATGAAATTGATCGTATCGCGGACAGTTGTCCTGATATGCTTGACAAAATACCATTCAATGATAGACTAGCAAGAAAGAATATTTTTAAATAAGGAGGCCACGTGGCTAAACCATTCGATGTTAGCAAATTTAGAAAAGATATTACAAAAAGTATTGAAGGTCTCAGTATTGGTTTCAATGATCCTACTGATTGGATCAGTACCGGTAACCACGCTCTCAATTATCTTATTAGCGGAGACTTTAACAAAGGAGTCCCACTAGGCAAGGTAACTGTATTTGCAGGTGAATCAGGCTCAGGCAAATCATATATTTGTTCGGGCAACCTAGTTCGTCACGCACAACAGCAAGGCATTTTTGTTGTATTGGTTGATACTGAAAACGCACTTGATGAAGATTGGCTGAAAGCACTTGGTGTTGACACCAGCGAAGATAAGTTATTGAAGTTGAATATGGCAATGATTGATGACGTTGCTAAGACTATTAGTGAGTTTATGAAAAATTATAAACTTTTACCTGCTGATGATAAGCCTAAGGTATTGTTTATCATTGATAGTCTAGGCATGTTGTTGACTCCAACTGATGTCAATCAGTTTGAAGCAGGTGACATGAAGGGTGACATGGGTCGTAAGCCTAAGGCACTAACTTCACTTGTTCGCAATTGTGTCAACATGTTTGGATCACACAACGTTGGACTTGTCGCAACTAATCATACATATGCTAGCCAAGATATGTTTGATCCAGATGACAAGATCAGTGGTGGTCAAGGCTTCATCTATGCTTCAAGTATTGTTGTCGCAATGAAGAAACTCAAACTCAAGGAAGATGATGAAGGCAACAAGATCAGCGAAGTTCGTGGCATTCGTAGCGCATGTAAGGTTATGAAAACACGTTACGCAAAGCCTTTTGAAAGTGTTCAAGTCAAGATTCCATATGAGACTGGTATGAATCCTTACAGTGGCTTGCTTGATTTGTTTGAGAAGGCAAACATCCTTACTAAGGAAGGTAATCGTCTTGCTTACACAACTGATAGTGGTGAAGTATTGAAATTCTTCCGCAAAGGTTGGGAATCAAACGAAGATGGTTGTCTAGACAAAGTAATGTTAGAATATCAAAACCGTCAAACAAAGATAAGTAATACAAATCCTGTAGTGGAGGAATAATACAGATGAGTATTACTGTTATTCATGAAGTTTGGCGCGCTCTAAAAAGCGAGATTGAAGAAGTAAATCTTCCTGATGCTGCTGAGTCACTTGTTGATGTTCTCATTCAAAATGATTATGAAGCAAGTGATATCAAAGCAGAGTTTCGTAGAGATAGTGAAGTGATGGATGCTGTCAAGGCATATATCGCCTCACAAGAAGATGAAGAAGATTACGAAGAAGAGGAAGAATACGAGGATGATGAGGATTACGACGATAATTGGTGATGAATGAACTGGTATACCAGAATCACAACTGACTTATCAGTAATCCCTGATTTCATAGCACACTATGAATCAGAATTAGAACAGGCAAAATATGACTGTAGGGTAGGTGGAAAGGTAGAGAAAAATATCTCAAACCTACCCGGTATCACAGAACAGCGTTTCAATCAATTACAAGAGATTGAAGCGGTATTGAATTATCTCAACATACAATTACGTAAACTAAGGCGTAAATACTTTCAGAAGTATCTGGAAGGATACAACAGGGCCCTAACAAGCCGTGATGCTGAAAAGTATGTTGACGGCGAAGATGAAGTTATTGACTTTGAAGTACTAATCAACGAGGTAGCACTTTTGCGTAACAAGTGGTTGGGTATTATGAAGGGTCTTGATAGCAAGCAGTGGCAACTTGGCCATATCGTTCGTCTAAGAACGGCCGGCATGGAAGATGTATCGGTCTCCTGATGTCACAGATCATACACCTCATCACGTCCTATCTCAATACACAAAAAAATTACTTAGACTCTAGACCAATCGTTGTAGCAAGTGACAAATATACCTGCATCAACTTTACCTATCAGGGTATTGACATAGAGGTTTGTGTTTATAATGACACCTTTATCAAACTAAAGGTTGATAACATGCCATATGCAATTTGTGATGGCATGAAAACATTCAAGTATGAAATTGATAAGATATATTCATTGCGTTACCAATAAATTGGACAAATACAATATTGACTCAACACATTGATTGCTATAATCTACATATTGTGTTAATCAAAAGGAGTAATTATATGAATGTCCGTGATAGTGTTTTGGTGAAGATGACTGGTTTTTGCTTGGCTACTGTTGGCACGATCCTAAGCCTAAACTATCTGTTCGGGGACTGGGGTCTTATCATCTTTTGGTCCGGCATTCTCGCATACCTACTTTACATCATGTTCCAGATGCAGGTTGATAAAGAGTCTAGGAAGCGTCAAGACCTAGTTGATAAATTGAAGAAGTAATAGGAACGGTTTATAGCCCCTGGCCAGCATATAGTGCTACAATGCTATATGTCTGGCCAGATCCGTTTATACGAGGTCCTATGCGGTTTTACGAGGCTACGTAAGTTATTGATTTATATGGATTTATAATTCTTGACCTAGGCCTAGTTTGGGCGCATAATATCTATACAGTATGAGTACGGAGACAAACATGACAGACAAACGACACGGCGGTCCTTATGATCGCGGATCAGCAGATGCGTATTATCGTCGCCCCTTCAAGCCCCATTATTATAAGGGTGATACGGGCACCAGTGAGTTGGTTACTGAAGATGATATGACCGACGAGGAAATCCTAGAATATAACGAAGGATTTACTCAGCAGGTAGAGTCAGGCGATTTTAAGGATTGGGGCTAATATGGGATATCGTGTACTTGGTCCTCGACAGGAAAAATATGGTCCTCGCGAGGGTCTTGAGGGTCCGTTTGACTTCAGCGGTCGTATCCTGTACTATGATGCAAAGCAGGGCCAGTACTACGATCCTACAACGGACTTCTATGTAGAGCAGTCCGAAATGGACGTTATAAATCAAAGACTTACAGAATTGCTAAGTCGTTGATTTTGTTGGATTTATAGTTCTTGACCTAGGGTACGATTTTTCGTATACTAGTATAGTTGATTGATTATTCACTAACGGAGTGTTTTATGTCAGTTGTTCTTGTTAAAAGCGGTTCGTATCGCGGGATCCCCGTGATCAATACCCAGTTTACTTTAGTTAAGGGTTTTCAGACAGGCAAGAAGGGTAGTTACATTACTGTGCGTAATGATGGTATCTTCCCGATTGCTATTGATGTTGTCAAAATCAAGGTTGAAGACCAGCATGATTTTGAATTCGTAAGTGGGTCTGCCCCTGCGAACGTCAGTCAGTTCGTTTCGGCTCCTGTCGTTCAGGAGACTGATGACGAGGCTATGAATCGTATCGCAACACGTTTTGCGATTCTTGAGGAGATGGCTAAGGCAACTACGAACGGTGGCATTCGCGCAATGATCGTGTCAGGTCCCCCGGGCGTTGGCAAGTCGTTCGGTGTTGAGCAGCAGTTAGAAAAAGCGTCAATGTTTGATCGTCTTGCAGGTAAGACGCTCAAGTATGAGGTCGTCAAGGGTGCTATGACCGCTCTGGGTCTCTATGCTACGTTGTTCAAGCATAGCGACAAGAATCATGTGCTGGTGTTTGACGATTGTGACTCTGTACTTATGGACGATCTTTCGCTCAACATTCTCAAGGCTGCTCTTGACAGTGGCAAGAAGCGGCGCATTTACTGGAACTCTGATTCTAGCATGTTACGCCGTGAGGGTATCCCTGATGCGTTTGACTTTAATGGGTCATGTATCTTTATTACTAACATTAAGTTTGAGAACCTGCGTAGCAAGAAGTTGCAGGATCATCTTGAGGCACTTCAGAGTCGTTGTCACTTTCTTGACTTGACGATTGACACCGAGCGCGACAAGTTATTGCGTATCAAGCAGGTACATCGTGATACTGATGGTGGACTCTTCCGTGATTACGGGTTTGAGTTTGACGAAGGTGATCAGGTGATGCAATTCATGTGGGACCACAAGGCTCGATTGCGCGAGTTGTCGATGCGTATGGCCCTCAAGATTGCTGATCTTGTGAAGATTAGCCCCAGTAACTGGCGTGCGCTTGCTGAGTCAACTGTTATGAAGCGGGCTTGATACTCCGTTACCCGCTTAAGACGAGAGGGTCGCAAGGCCCTCTTTTCTTTTTCATAAAATTCTTAAAAAATAAATAAATTTATGAATAAAATTCCCTTTGCAAATAGAAATTTTTATGAGTTTTTTATTAGTCCTGATTTAGTCGATGAAGCTTTACAAAATATTTTAAAACAAGAATTGGATATAGATGATGTACCTAATTCGCTAAATCCTAATGCCATACCTTCTAAGGCAATTCATAACAAAAATCAAACACCAATTTATCATAAAGAATTATTTGATGAGTTAGAGAAATGTGTGGACGAAGTGTCTGATATACATTTTAATAAGGTTAAATTGTCTATACATGATGCTTGGATGACTAGATCAAATTTTGCAGAATCATCCCAATCACACCATCATAGTTTTTCAATTTTTAGTGGACTGCTTTACATGACTGATAGTTCAAAAACATTAACATCATTTTCAATATCGGACCCATTTTATGAAAAATTATATTACCTATTTGGTCCTGTTCTGAAAAAGCAACGTTATGAATATAACTCAGTACCAAAAAAGGGAAGATTGATTATTTGGGAAAGTGATGTAACTCATCAGATGAAACCTAACAGAGATACTCATACCCGATATACTTTAGCTTTTAATACATGGCCTACCGGAACAATTAACGACTATCCCACACAAACATTAATCACAAACGTTGAAGATGTACAAAGCCGATTTCTTAAATAAAATGGTTAAATTACTTTAACATCTTACTTGTTTTCATGTATAATATATCAATGTTTCTTTATAAAGAAGATGTATTAAAATATATGTTGTCCGGGTACGTACACCTGAGTAAAAAAGATTATGGGTTTTTCAGTAATGTCAAATATCAAATTCAGCAAAACAACCCAATTACTAGTAATCAAAATAAATTGTTTGATAAGTTGTTATTAAAATATAAAAGACAATTACAAAAATTAGGTCATGATTCTATTATATTTCAAGACTTAAATTGGAATCACACTATAGTTGAATCAGAACAACATTACTTAAATGCTAAAATTAATATTGCGGATAACAATATAGTAATCAAGGCTCCATTTAACACACAGTTTGTTTCAACTTTTCGCAAAGAGGCTAGCAACATTTTTACATGGGATAAAAAAGACAGAGCATATATAGGCGAATATAATACATATAGTTTAAAGATTGCGATTCAATATGTTAATAAATTTTATGATAGCGTAAAATATTGTGTGCAAGTTGAAAATTTACTAGAACAAATTCAGCCGTATGTCAATTGTAAATATTGGGCACCAACTCTTATTAAATTGAATGATAATTTTTATATTGTTGCAGCCAATTCTATAGTTATGGATGCAATATCAAACATTAATTTATCAGATGATCCCAAAATACTTTATATTTTATCACAATATGGTATTCATATTGACGAGTCTGTTAGCAATGGAAATAAAATTTTAGAGATAGCAGGAACATATGATACTGTAATTGACCTAGAGTACTTTGATTCTTTCTGCAAAATTTTAAATTTACTTGAAGTAGATCATGTTTTTACAGCCAGAGATGTGGTATATAATAAAAACATTAGCAATGAAATTAAAATTAAACTTTTGGATCATGGTATAACATGTTCAAGTATTAATGTAACTAACAACGCTACTGGTATATTAATAAAGAATACCAACGTTATTAACTACAATACTAAAAAAATACAGAAAGTAATTACGTTAACGAATTCTAGACCAATTAAAGTAACATGAGACAAGCCAAAATAATAATCAAAGATGAAGTCAACTGTAAGATAGAAGGTCTTGAGTTGGACTGTCGTAAGGCATTGATGCGTAAGTTTGAACATGAAGTTCCGGGCGCGCGTTATCTGCCGGCAGTACGTCTTGGTAGATGGAACGGTAAGGTTAGTTATTGCAGTCTTGCTGGTAGCACATATATCAATTTGATACCTGATATTGTGCCCATATTACAGGAGTATGACTATGATATTGATCTTGTAGACCTACGTGAATATCAAACATCATATAGTTTTACTGAGATTAAAGAAGATAGTTTCAGTGATAAAGTATGGCCAAAAGGACATACACAAGCAGGTGAACCGATAACCCTACGCGATTATCAAGTAGAAATCATCAATAACTTTTTGAAGAATTCACAATGTATTCAAGAAGTGGCAACAGGCGCCGGCAAAACTATCATGACCGCTGCATTATCAAAGAGTGTAGAGTATTATGGTCGCAGTATCGTCATCGTGCCCAACAAGAGTCTAGTAGTACAGACTGAAGCGGACTATATCAATCTTGGGTTAGATGTTGGTGTATACTTTGGTGATCGTAAAGAGTATAACAAACAGCACACGATCTGTACTTGGCAGAGCCTTAATAACTTATTAAAGAACACTAAAGCAGGTGAGGCAGAAGTCAACATTAAAGAGTTCATTGAAGATGTTGTTTGTGTCATGGTTGATGAAGTGCATATGGCTAAGGCTGATGCATTGAAGCAACTATTAACAGGACCATTCAGTCAGATTCCTATTCGTTGGGGTCTTACTGGTACTATACCTAAGGCTGTGTATGAGCAGATTAGTTTGCTTGTCAGTCTCGGTCCTGTTATTGGCAAACTCAGCGCAGCAGAACTACAAGAAAAGGGCGTACTTGCACAATGTCATGTCAATATCGTACAGTTGAAAGATGGGGTAGAGTTTACCAATTATCAGAGTGAATTGAAACATCTATTAGAGCATGAAGAACGACTAGACAAGATAGCCCAACTGATTGATAAAATCAAAGACAGTGGCAATACACTTGTGCTTGTTGATCGTGTCAATGCAGGACGTGAATTAGTATCACGTTTGAAAGATAGCGTATTCATTTCGGGTGAAACTAAACTAACAGAACGCAAAGAAGAATATGACGAAGTTAAAGTAAGTGCCAATAAGATAATTGTAGCAACATATGGTGTTGCTGCTGTGGGTATTAACATTCCACGTATCTTCAATCTAGTATTGATTGAGCCTGGCAAATCATTTGTCAGAGTCATTCAGAGTATTGGGCGTGGCATTCGTAAAGCCGAAGACAAAGACCACGTAGAGATTTGGGATATCACTAGCGATTGTAAGTTTGCTAAACGTCACTTAACACAACGTAAGGCATATTACAAGGAAGCAAAGTATCCATTTACACTTGAAAAACTTGACTACTAAAAATAAGTGTAGTAAAATTACAACATGCGTATATTAACTTTAGAAAATCAATATTATAATTTAGAAACACTTCCAGAAGAAATTGATGATTTACGATTTGCTATACTGGATAATAGTAATCCTCAAAACGTAGACTATCATTTTATACCACTTATCTTTTTAGAAAGTTTTAATAGTCCGGCACTGGTACTTACTATAGGTGATAAGAAAATTAAAATGCCATTAGATTGGCAAGTTTTAATCGGTGAAAAGGAACACGGTGATCTTGAAACACTACCATTGAGTAGTTTAAATGATCGCGGATTTAGTGCGTTTGAGTATAATCCACTTAGTGCGTTTAGTCCTACATTTACTCCTATAGAAATTGTAGATATCTATCATGATGTAACTTGGTATGCTCCTAGACTACGCAACGGACAGTTCTTGTGTGTGCCAATTGATGATAGTCCTAAACCGCGTTGCGTATATTTCGTGAAAGAGATCAGTCGCAACTGTGAGATCGTAGATTACAATCAGGTATTTTAATGAAGTATGGTATCAAAATTCAATTGAATGAAAATCCTGAAGATTGGTTGTGGGTAACAATCGGTGACAGTAAGTTCCAATTACAGACTATGTTGTTTGAAGAACGGGAAGATGCTGAAGAATATGCCTTGAAAGTTTGGGGACCTAATGCTATAGTAGAATTATATGGCGAAAGCAAAGACACCATCTGACGAAAAACTTGATAAGATTGACTTTGATCTTTTTGAAGCATTAGCCGCCATTGATCGTAAAGATTATGGCTACTATGATCGTTTGACAGAAGAACAAAGACAAAAGTTTAGTCCATATATGCTTGTAATATTCTTGAGCAGTGTGTCCGGCAAAGTAGAATTGCAGCAATATCATTTATTGAGTACAAATGAATTTGCTAACAAGTATTTGTTTAATGATCAGATACAGGATCATCCTAAACTTCAATGGCTTATGTTATGTGCATCGGGTTTAGGTAAAGGTAAGCAGTTTCATAGTTACATCACCTCTATAAAAGAGAGTGTAACTTCATTGAAAGAAAAAGCAAGTGTAAAAGATATAGAGGAATACTATAAAAAATCTCATAAAAATATTAGTGATGAGAGTGTTAAAGAACTCGCTAAAAATTTTACATTGTTACAAAACAAGAAGTTTCAATTAAACAAAAGATTCCCTGAACTTAAATTAGAAGATATTGACACATTAAGCCATTTAGTATCGGATACAGACATTGTTAACTATGACAAAGACTGCGGAAACTAAACATACATGTGAATTTTGTAATAAGAGTTTTGCAAGAGAAACTAGTATTATAAAACATTTATGTGTTTATAAACGCCGTTGGCAAGACAAAGACACACGCGGAAACCAAATCGGATTTCAGTCTTGGATACAATTTTATACTAAACATACAAGCAAAAAGAAAAAAGAATATCTAGATTTTATTAACAATCCATATTATACAGCATTTATAAAATTTGGAAACTATTGTTTAGATGCCCAGGTAATAAATGTACCTAGATACATAGATTGGTTATTAAAAGAAAAGATAAGCATTGACAAATGGAATAAAGATTCTGTTTATACAAAGTTTATTATAGATTACAATTTGATTGAAGATCCTATAGATGCAATAGCCCGCAGTATTGAAACAACGGTTGTATTAGCACAGCAAGAAAAAATACAAACTAAAGATGTGTTGAGATATGGCAATAGACACAAGATTTGTTATGAGATAACTAAAGGTAAAATTAGTCCGTGGATGCTATATCAAAGTAAATCCGGACTTGAGTTTATGGAGTCAATAGATCCAACGCAAGAAAAAATGATTATAGATTACATTAATCCTGAAAGATGGGCTTTAAAATTTCATAAACAAAAAGACATTATAGTTGAAGTTAAGGAGTTATTAAGTGCTGGTGGATACTAAAACATTTCCTTATCGTGTAGATATCCCGTGGCGCAGAGGGGATACTATAAATAGTTGGGATCAAGTCTGTGTGAAAGCAATTGATACATATGGATTACCTGGATATAGGTATATGACAGATTCTTCAACAGACGAAATGATTTTCTATTTTAAATTTGAAGAAGATGCTATGTGGTTTAGGTTATCATCACAATGAGAGAATTAAAAGACATACTAGAACAGGGAGAAGGTTACAAAATATTTCCCGGATTTATTCCTTCACTTTTAGTCGCAGACTACAAAAAAATCCTTAAAGACTTATATCCGGTCCGCGCTAGCAGTAGTAAGAAAGTCTATGCTGAACGTGATGATATCAAGAACCTAGAAGATATCAGTGTATGGTGGAGTCAGACTGTTGACGGATATAAAGAGTTTGAAAAGATTAAAAAACTTGTTGACCCTGTAATTCAAAATAACTTTCCTACTTTAAACTTTTATGCGACCGATACTGTGACAATAAATCCGCACAGCAAATGGGTAAGCCCTCACGTTGACACCCCGCATAGATTTAGTAAATGGAACTTTGATAAGAGATTATTGGGAATACAATGTATCATAACATTAGATGATGTTACCAAAGAAAATGCTGCGACAGGATTGGTTCCGTTTAGTCAAAAACGAGATTTTGATATCAATAAATGCTATACTGGATCATTTGATAATTGGTTCTTAGATAACTGTAAGCAACATGATATGCCCAAAGGTAGTTTGCTATTATATAATTGTAGGGTCCTTCATAGCAGTATGCCCAATAATAGTGATGAACCTAGACCTGCTCTATTGCTAAACTATCTAGATAAGAGTATAATAAACGATGTTGCTGAATTAGATAATGTTTGGACAAGCAATGGTAAACGTCCCTAAAGACTTTCAAGATTACGATGATGACGATGATAGAGTTGAAAGACGTTTATCACGTTGGGATTATTGGAATAATCTTAGAAAATTGCGCGGAGAATTCTCAACAGAAAATACTAGCACTGATCATTATGCATTTATAGACTGGCTAGCAAACACACATGGATTCAAGCCTGTGTTGACTGAGGATTTACAATATACAGATGAGTTTATTGTAACTGACGAAAAAAAATTTATGGTATATGTATTGAAATATGGCTAACGATATTATGATAGATTTGGAGACATTAGACACAACACCCTATTGTGTTATCCTTACTATTGGTGTCGTTAGGTTCGATCCATATGGTGAAGGAGTAGCAGAAAAACTCACGTTAAAGCCTACCATAGAAGATCAAACTGAAAAATATAATCGTATCATTAATGATGATACAATACGCTGGTGGAGCGAACAAAGTCCTGAAGCCATTGATGAAGCCATGAGTGATGAAGGACGCTTGAGTTTACGTGAATGTATGGAAGTGATGTATCAGTTTGGTTGGAATCGTAGAGCAGTATGGGGTCATGGTGCCCCATTTGACGTTGTTGCTATTGAGACTGCTATGCGTCAAACACTAACCGATAGGCCCAATCCTATTCCTTGGCCATTTTATACTGTGCGTGATACACGTACACTTTACGAAATTGCAGGTGTTAAATTAAAAGACGGCGGATATGTCACTAAGCACCAAGCAGTTGATGATGCTGAACGTCAGGCTATAGTTGTACAAGAGGCATATAGAAAATTAGGAATGAAACGATAGTGAAGGCTGTACGTAGACACCAATTTCCCTATAGCAGTCAAAACTACAGGGCTATGTTAGATTGGCTGAGTGAAAATATACAGGAAAATTTTCATAGCGACGGTAAAAAATATAATAGTAGTAGTGTCAGTCAATTTGTTGAATGGCGTAGCAAGGATAAAGAGAGTTGGGTCTTGCGTGTAGCAGGCAATAGTCCTAAAGTATATGTCGAGATATTAGATGAAGAAAAAGAGATATTATTTTTGTTGAGGTTTCAGTGAAATTCAATAGCGACATTGACATAGATTTGGGTGACAGAGATAAACTATTGTCTATTGTAGACCATATACCTGCTAGCATTAGAAAAAACGAAGTTAAGAAACACAATACCGGTATCTATGTGACAGATATACCTTACGACCCAATCAATAATATATCTAGCATTGATTATGAACTAGCAGAAGACCGAGGGTATATGAAACTAGATATACTCAATGTCTACGTTTATAATCAGATTCATGATGAACAACATTTAGTTGAACTAATGCGTGAGCCAAATTGGTCGTTATTGAATGATCAAAAATTTGTAGAACAATTGATACATTTGGGTAATCATTATAATAGTTTACGTAGAATGCCCGAACCTGTAAATAGTATTCCCCGACTAGCAATGTTTCTTGCTGTAATACGTCCTGCTAAAAAACATCTAATAGGATTACCTTGGCATGAAGTCAGTAAGACTATATGGGAAAAAGAAGAAGGTACGTATAGTTTTAAAAAGTCACACGCAGTTGCTTACGCGCATCTTGTCGTGGTGCATATGAACTTATTACAAAATGAATCTAACATTACTTAATGAGAATGATCCAAAACTTAGAGAAGTTTGCACGCCGTGGGATTTTACTGTTGACGGTGATCCTAGCGAATTAGTAACAGCCATGACTAAGGTCATGATTGAAAATAACGGTATAGGATTAGCGGCACCCCAACTTGGTGTAATGAAACGTTTATTCATTATGGGTAATAGTGATAGATTATTTGTTTGTATCAATCCAGAAATAATTGAAGGTTTAGGCGAGTATATGGAGCAAGAAGGATGCTTAAGTTTCCCTGATCTTTGGCTACATGTCAAACGTTATGAGTCTATCAAGGCAAAATATTATAATGCTCTAGGACAAGAAATCATAAAAGACTTTCCCGGATTATTTGGTCGCATCTATCAACATGAGCGCGATCATTTAGATGGTATTTGTTTTGATACACGTACAGCAAAGTTAAGTCTTGACCTTGCGAAAAGACGTAGAAAGAAAAAAAAGAAATAATTATTCCTTTAAGGTAGGAAAACAAAGAATTGCATATCTGCTGAATCTTGTAGTACAAGGTTGTACGGCGTGGTATAAATTATTTTTTGTAAAATCAAGTATTACATAATTTGGATAAGTTGGATTTAAACTTACCTCCATATCATTAAATTCTAACTGATTATCATATTTTATATTTTTAGAATGTAATAAAAAATTACCGCCTTTATCTAAACTATATGTTGTTGGGTCAGACAAATAAATGATTAAACTACACAATCTTCCTTTATTTTTACCATCAACGTGTGGTTTAAGGAAATCATCTTTATCATAAAAACTTATTTTAATTGGTTCAACGTCAACCTTGTTTGCCGGCACAAGATATATTTTTGAAATAAATTCTTTTATTCTGTTTTGTAATACATTAGGATCTATGATATGCGAATATACATCAACTGGAGTAAAAAACCATTGCTGCATTACAGGGATATTATTTTCATCTAAATATTTTTTTCTTTCTTCACGATCATCATAACTTAGTAAGTTTCGTCCTGAATTATAACTTTGGAAACGTTCATCGGTTGAGTTTGCTTGCATAAAGTATTCCCAAACGTTTCTAGTTTTTTTCAAATAATCATCATGGAATTTTTTTCTTAATCCGTTATTATTAATATCATTATCAATGGCATGCTGCAAAGTATTACATTCATATTGATTTAATATATCATAATTTGAACCAAAATAATACCCATTTTCTATCAATATTTTATATGTTTGTTCAAAGTCCATTTAAGTTATTCTTTTTACTAAAGTTATACTACGCCTTTTGGTTCTCTTTTTATTTAGTTCATTTAGGCATACGATTGGACCATGTATTATTTCTAAATTTTTATTGTTAAATGTTCTAAGATATGGTTTAAAAGGACTCCATTCCTGCTTTAGAAAAATATTAATGGGTATCTGACGGTTGCTTTCCCACCACCATATTTCGCCTAATTCTAAGAATAATTCTTTAATTTTATTGTCAGCTATGCTACCATAATCATAAATGCTGGTACATTGGTCATCGCGGTTTTGTATGATCCCTACATAGTCTTGGTTAGCAAATGATACCACAGTTATAAATGGGTGGTTTTCACTTAATTTTTTGAAAAAGTCTTTAGCAATTGTCATTGATTATTATTTATAATTGGGTAAGTAAAAAGATATTTTATTTTACAGATGTAGTAAAATAAGTATCACTATGTATATCAATGATAGTATCACACAAATAGTCACGAATTTACCTAAATTTAGCGATGATTATATAGACATTTTAATAGATTACCTTGTAGGTAGCGGGCGCCTATTTCAGCAGCAAACTCCGGGCTATCAAAGACTATTACTCAAGTATCTTCAGGATAAAAATGCTAAAACCATATGCGAAGAAATAAGTTTACGGCTTATGAATGTAGATTCATTGAAAATTAAACAGGGCGCAGATGGGTTTGATGTAGTCAAAAACGTATATATAGAAGTCAAACCTATGTATGCTGACAAACTTAAAGGGGGAAACCCATTTAATGATCTTACAGAAGATGGGGTAGTAAAAAAGCAAAGTTGGGATATGTGTGTTTCTGGATTTTCAGACGGAAAGTTAGTATTTCTTGTACGATTTCCCTTTAGTTATATGGTACCTTGGGCGCTTTCACGCATACAAGAAGTTGCAGAAAAGAATAGAAAAAAGACAAAAAAGCACACACGTTGTAGTCCCAATTTTGGGTATAAGCAATGGATAGATTGTCCTGATTTAGATATACAATATCTACACCAAGATGCACAAAAATATATGTCTAAACCCATGTATAAGGCATTAATAAAACGTATACAGCAAAAATGATTGAAAACTATCTTAACGTAAGGCATAGTATTAGACGTTTATCTGATACTGACTTTGAACTTATATTACCCACACTGGCTCAAGAACTTGAATCTGTAAGTTTTCTCCCTGCATATGACGATAAACAATTACTAGATGCATGGAAACAGTTATGTAATTGGACAACATCTAGTAACAATATCAATAGTACTTCACGTATAGGTGTGAAACTTTGCGAGCATTTCTTCCATAATTTTTATGATATAGAAATGAAAGGTAAAAGTTTTAATCAATTGTGGAAAGCAAATAACTTAGAAAAAGTATTACGTTGGAATCGTAAAAGTCATAGCACGCCTTACTTAAGTGAATTAAAACGCGGCATCTATTTTTGTTACGGGCTAACTAAAAATACGATGTATAGGCCACAAATGGCCAAAATGATATGTGATAGATATAAGCCAAAACTTGTACTTGATCCTTGTGCTGGCTGGGGCGGTCGTATGTTAGGCACAGTTGCTAGCGGGGCAAGGTATATTGCTTTTGAGCCCAACACAACCACGTATCAAAATCTAACTAATCTAGCAAAATATCTAAAGATAGAAGATCAAGTTACGTTGATTTGTGATGATGCATTAAAACTTGAAAATTATGATATCCCAAAAGTAGATTTAGTTCTTACCAGTCCGCCCTATTATGACATTGAAGTTTATAGCAAGGAATCTACACAAAGTATCAACAATTACAATACATACGATGACTGGGCAGAACACTTTTTAAAAACTCTTATTCATTTATGTCTAGGAAAACTTAATAGTAATGGGGTAAGTTGCTGGAATGTGGGTAAAGTGGGTAATCGTGATATGAACATAGACGTAGAGAGATACCATAATCAATTAGGATACCAAAAAACACTAGAATTTAGTGTAGTCAGCAGCAAACGTCAAGCAATAAACAAAACTAAAAACGAAAAAAGTTCGGATAATACGGTTGTTTACAGCCTTTAAAACCATATAAATACAGTTAGGAGTGATCATCTGTGACTGTAACAAACGTAGGATATTCAACAGCAGCATTTATTTTTACACAGCGTCAGATTGTCATCCTATTATCAGGAAACAGTCCGAGGGCCTTTATGCCAGTATATGCAAAAACAATGAATCTACACAAAGGTGTAGACAATAAACTTCAGTTTCAGTTCTTAAATCAAGAGCAGAAACCAGTTGATATTACAGGCAAGGAAATAACTTGTCGTATCATCAATTATGACGGCACTGAGGTTCTAATTAAAAAGGCACTGACATTAGAACTTCCATTGACTGGAATAGCATATCTACAGTTGAATGCTGCTGAGATTGAGGATATTCCTGCTCAAATGTGTCACTACAGTCTTGAAATTCCAGTAGGAGAATTTGGATATCCCGTATTTGTAGACCCAGCAGCTGGTGCACGTGGTCAGATCAATGTTGTTAATAGCATATTACCAAGTTTTGTTCCTAGCGAAACTGTCACTATTCCAACAGGACAGCCATTCCCGAATCTTGATAGCAACAACAGCATAGCAAATGTATTGCCGAATGCTAATACATATTATAGTTCTGTAATCAACACTGAAGATAATCCTATAATTACATTGCAGGCTCATCTACATGAATTTAATGGGGAAGTTAGTGTTGAAGGAACATTCAATAGTCAATTAACAGATTGGTATCCCATAAGTTCAGAAGAATACCTTGAAACTACTGAAACAGTAGGGTATACTATTCATGGATTTCATCCGTTCTTGCGTATGGTATTCACAAGTAATACTGGTGTAGTATCAAATATTTTAGCGAGATAAAGTAATGAAGGTTGCCGATGTAGTCAAAACACACAAGTTGTACACAGCCAAAGTTTTCATACAGCAACCAAACTACAGAGGACATATGGATGTCTCTGTATCAGCACCGAGTTTCTATGTAGCAAGAGAATTAATTAAACGACTTTACAATGTAAAGGATTATGTCATTAGTAACTTGCGCGAAGTGAAATAATTGGGCTAAAAATATTCCAATACTCTTTGTTTTTTCGCAACACTCTGTTATAATTACTGAGTGTTTGATATTCTTCAGATAGTTCCAGGCAAGAAAAAAACAACTCAAAGCGGTTGGCATAGTTTTAATGCTATCTGTTGTCATTATCGCGGGCATAAGGCTGATCGTCGCGCCCGCGGCGGTATCAAGTTTGACGGTGACAACTGGAGTTATCATTGTTTTAACTGCGGCTTTAAATGTACATTTACGTTAGGTCGTACTTTAACACGCAATACAAGACAGTTATTGTCATATTGTGGAATGGATAAAGATGATATCAATAAGTACAGCCTTGAAAGTTTACAGCATAAAGATTTACTTGATTTCACAAAACTAAAACGTGAAAAGAAAAAGATTAAGTTTAAAGAAATGACATTGCCCGATGCTGAATTAATTGATAGTGATAATCCTAAACATCAAATTTATGTTAGTTATTTAAACAAAAGAAAGATACGTATAAATGATTATCCATTTATGTGTACACCTGACGCTGATGGTAGGCAAGCAAATCGTGTAATTATACCCTACACATACGAAAATAAAATAGTGGGTCATACTAGTAGGTACTTAGATGATCGCACACCTAAATTTATTAACGAACAACAGCAGGGTTATGTATTTGGATATGATCTACAAAAGCCAGAATATGAAGTATGTATTGTTACAGAAGGTATATTTGACGCACTCAGTATAAATGGCTGCGCATTAACACATAATACAATTAGTGAAGATCAAGCAGAAATATTAAAGAATTTAAATAAAAAGATTATTGTTGTTCCAGATCAAGATAAAACAGGATTACAAATCTGTGATCGTGCATTAGGTTTGGGTTTTTATGTCAGTTTACCTAATTGGGACGATGACGTAAAAGATGTAAATGATAGCGTAGTAAAATATGGGAAACTACCTACGTTGCTAAGTATCTTAAAATCAGCAACAAACAGCAAAATCAAGATTGAAGTAAAGAGGAAGCAACTTGATAAACGACTATAACATAGAAGTACAAAAGATATTTTTACAAATGATGCTCACAAACTCCGAACTTTTTACTCGGGTTATGAACATTATTAATGCTGAGAACTTTGATCGCCGTCTTAGACCGGCAGCAGAGTTTATTATTGAACACACAAAGAAATATAATGTTATGCCTGATCCTATACAGATTAAGGCTACAACTGACATTGTGTTAGAACGTATTGATGAATTAGATGAAGCCTATTATAATTGGTTTCTAGAAGAATTTGAAGCGTTTACGAGACGCCAAGAACTTGAGAGGGCTATTCTTAAGAGTGCTGATCATCTTGAGAAGGGCGAGTATGGACCTGTGGAGAAACTGATCAAAGATGCAGTTCAGATTTCTCTACAGAAGGACATGGGTACAGATTACTTTGCTGATCCTCGTGGACGATTGATGGCATTGAAATCTAATAATGGTCAGAATAGTACAGGTTGGCCTACACTAGATAAAAAATTGTATGGCGGATTTAATCGTGGTGAATTACAAATCTTTGCGGGTGGTAGTGGATCAGGTAAAAGTCTTGTCATGCAAAATCTAGCAGTCAATTGGGTAAATGCAGGGCTAAATGGTGTGTATGTTACGCTTGAATTGAGTGAGGGCTTGTGTAGTATGCGATTGGATAGTATGATGACTGATACTAGCACACAAGAAATATTCAAAGACCTTGACAACGTTGAGATGAAAGTCAAAATGATTGCTAAAAAGAGTGGTCAATTGCGTGTCAAGTATTTACCCGCACAGAGCAATGTTAACGATATCAGAGCATATGTAAAAGAACTACAGGTACAAACTGGTATGCGTATTGATTTCTTATGTGTTGATTATTTGGACTTGATCATGCCTGTAACTGCAAAGGTCAGTCCTAGCGATTTGTTTGTTAAGGACAAGTACGTATCGGAAGAATTGCGTAATCTATCCAAAGAACTCAATGTTGTATTCGTTACAGCAAGTCAGTTGAATCGTAGTGCGGTTGACGAAATTGAGTTTGATCATAGTCATATCGCAGGTGGCATCAGTAAGATCAATACTGCGGATAATGTCTTTGGTATCTTTACATCACGTTCTATACGTGAAAGCGGACGCTATCAAATACAGTTGATGAAAACACGTAGTAGTTCGGGCGTTGGTCAGAAAATTGAATTGAAGTATAATGGGGATACATTACGCATTACTGATGACGGGGAAGATAATCCAAAACCTCAACCATCGGGAACACAATTATTAAGTCAAATACGTGCTACTAGCGAGATCGGATCTGTAAATCAAGTTGTAGCAGATAGTTTAGAAAATACTGATAAAAATGTGAAGGCCAGTGTTCAGAGTACAAAATTGCGTACTTTAATCAATAATCTAAACAAATAAAAACACCCTAAATTTAGATAAATACTTCATTATGCAAAAGCGTACACGAAGCCTACTTGAAGAATTAGAGTCTATAGGCAATAATAGAGACATTAATCATGTCATTGAAAATAGAGCAAGTAATGTGATTTCCAGTGCTATTAACTTGGTTGAGTTAATGTATAGACATTATAGCCCTGAAAAAGCAGAACTTTTAGAAAAGAAACTATTAAGTGCCATAAAGAGTAAGGAGCCCACACGCTTTTCTAAATCAATGAGAAAGAAAAATGAAAATCCATGAGGCTTCAGGAACAGCAGCAGGTGGTTTTTTTGATACTGCTGTAAATATGGCTAGAGGGTTAAAGGGTTTAGCCGGAATAAAGAATCCTTTTAAATTAGCAGCCCAACGTAAAGATTTAGGATTATCAAAAGAAGACCAAATCGCCTATAATAACTTTACACAAAAGTTTATTAATAGAGGGTTGAATACAATTAAAACTGCGGGGCAAACAGGATTGTTTGATCCTACATCAAACAAATTTATTAAAGTTAAAACTCCCAAAGCATTGCCTAACTTAGCGAAAGGGGTAGATATAATTTCAACCAAACCTTTCATCATTAGTTTTAGAGATAAAGATTACACCATAGATAATACAGGTCAATGGAAACAAATGGACTCTGCCACAGGGACTTTATCTCCCCAAGCACTTTCAAATGAATATATAACTTTTTTAACTAACCAATATAACATTGCTAAAAAATTAAAAATGATTCGTGAATCTTACGAATTTATGAATGATATAGTTGAAACTTATATTGAGTTATTTGAAGCAACAGCCGGACTTCCTAGTATTAGTCAGTGGGTATGGGATAATTTTATGTTACCTTATCTAAAAGGTATCAATTATGAATCTGCAAAACCACAAATAAATGCTGTACTACAGAATCTTCCTAACTCATATAGTAGTGGTACGTTAGAGAATGATTTGCAAAAGTTAGCAGATATAGTATGGGCATTAGGTAGTTATAAAAAGTAATAAAATGAATGAACCCATATATTACAAACATTTACTTGAAAGTCTGAATAGACAATTTACTATTGAGGCAAAGGGTCATTTAGATCATCCCGAAGATTTAGTTTTTTTGCAGGATGTATCTGGTGCTAAAAGAGCAATTGACAGTATGCTCGCCACCGCTAAAAATCCTAAGGCTATCACTATCAAATGGGATGGATATCCTGCGTTACTATTTGGCACTGGTTTAGACAAAAAGTTCACTGTGTTAGATAAACACATGATGAATAAAGTAGATGGTAGTGGTAGACGAATTTATAGTCCTGAACAATTTGCTCAATATGATGCGGCTCGCGGCGTTGAAAGACATGAACTCAATCAAGTAATCAATAGCATTTGGCCAGGTCTACAAAAATCATATAGTGGTGCTGGATGGTATTGGGGTGATTTAATATTTTCGCAACCACTTGAACCGCAAAAAGATGGACTATATCATTTTAAGGCTAATCCTAATGGGATAGCATATACAGTCGATCCGAATAGCGAAGTTGGTAAACTTATAACAGGTAAACAAGCCGGTATAGCAGTTCATGGGTATTTAGATCCAGATGCTCCTGAAAAAGCAGCACAAATGTCAAGACCTGGCGAAATAGTATATCCTACAGATTTAGTTAAACCATTAAATGGAACTATAGGTAGTTTGAAGAATAACAGTAATGTTGCTATCGTTCCTAGTGCTATGCCTATCACACCTGAAGTAAAGATAGATAAAAATTTACTTACCAAAGCCCAGAGTTCTCTAGCAAAATACAGCAAAGATATATCCAAACTAATGACTACTGCACCCCAGGCTAGAAACACATTCAATCAACTATTCACAACTTATATCAACAACAAGATAGCATCAGGAAACCTTAGTAATCTGTCGGACGATTTCATGAATTATGTCGAGAACCGTCCTATGACAGATAGCATGAAAAAGAAGATAGCTGACCATCTTAACGCTAATAAGAATGGTATAGTGGGTTTATTTACTATTTGGGCAGCATTATATCAACTTAAAATGACGGTAGTAGATCAATTAAATCAAGCATCTGAATCAAGCCCTGTTAAGGGATATTTGGATAGCGGGCAGCAAAGTCAGGAAGGATTCGTCAGTCAGGGCTTAAAATTCATAGATAGATTAGGTTTTAGTCGCCAAAATTTAGCCGGAAGATAGTGTCCAAACCCAGGATTTTTTATTTCAGGCATAAATATTAGTATGAGCCTTACGAGGTTCAAACTAATAAGGAGATTTTACAATGGCACAATTTACAAAGGTTAATGGCGACTTCCAACAAGTACTATGGTTGGATGCCCCATCATACACTAACGCAGGTTTAAACGCTGTTCAGTCAGCAGTTACAGTTCAGCCACAAGGCCCAAAGTTAGACTTTTTCACTCTAACTGGTAATGGTTCACAGATTGCTGACAATATCGCAACTATCTTCCAGACAGTTGAACAGTTAGCAACAGTTCATATCTATGAATACACTAACGCAACTGACGATACACTAGCATTAGCATTGTATCCAACAGGCGGTTGGTCAGTTGCTACACTTGACGCAGCATTAGCAAATGCTTATGCCGGCGCAAACGTAACAGCAGCAGCAACAGCAACTTTCACTAACTAATAGTTAGTTTTAAGTTAAGAGAATAAGGCCCGAGAAGTAAAATTCTCGGGCTTTTTTATTGCTGTAAATACAGGATGCAACGTATTTCTTGTCAGACACTATTTGATATTACACGTACAGGTATTTTGAATAGAGCAAGACCGGGAGACGATGTAATTGATGCACAAGAGTGGTATAAACAACGTAATACGCAATGCAATTTTGATACAGTAATACAAGTGATTTCATTACGATCACAACCTGATATTGTATCATATCCTAAAAAGAGTGAAATACATCTTAATTCTGTACATGTATTTGGTAGTAAGTTTAAGGGCAAGATAACTATTCCAGTTTGGACATTTGATTTTGAGATACAGCAACCCAGTGTATTTGATGACGATATTCGGGAATTGGGGTATTTATATAAGGATTGTCAAGGAGTGCCCATGGTCAAATGTGAGACTCACTGGGATAATTTAAGCACATATTTGGACGTAACAAATGAAGAAAGAAACATCTATTTTGTTAAATACTAAGATGAATAAGGCTGATATTAAGAATAAGATCAGTGATTTGTTTATAGTCAGGGAAAATGATGGATCCTATAACCTTTTTGGACGTTATATTATAGAGAATAATAACGGGGAGTTTCTACTGAACGAACGGGGCGAAAATCAACAGTATCGTTTTTATTTTTTAAAAAATGCTGTTGCGTGGTGCGTATTAAACAATGCTAAAAAACTTAAGTCAGTAAGACGTATACATGAACTAGATAATCATCTAGTAAGTTTGGATGCTTCTATAGAAAACTATAACAGACTATTGCGCAAAAACAATGAAAATGCGATAGTTTACGTAGCAAAACTAAAGGAAGAAAAACTTAAAAAGCGTAGGGTACTAGAAGAAATTAATGAGTATACATTATTATCTAAGCATATTCAGCGTACCAAATACAAGCAAAATCAGGATTTATAATCTAGGGATTTTGATAAATATATTATAATAACTTGGGATTAATTTTATGAAAATGAATGATTTAACATCTAATAATGTCGCTGCAAAGGCATTAAAAGCCAACTTTGATTACAATTTTGACCCATCAAATTTGTCATATGGACAGACACTTTCCATGTTAACTAAGATCAATGGTCTTATTAAGGAATCACGTTTGGTGACAAATTACTATGAAACACAAAATGATCCTAGTTACATGAAATTAGTATTCATGTCACAGGCCTTATTGGAACATTTTAAAACATTAAAACCAGCAAGAATTCTTGTAGAAAATCAAGAAGTAGAAAAGTCACAAGTTATATTAGCAGCCCAAGATATGGTTGATAGCCTACAGAAGATGATTGAAGAAGTCAACGACATGCTAGTAAAAGAATTACCTGCATTGACTGACAGCATCCAAAGCGAAATTGGTGTAAATGAAAGTGCAACATTCAATCAAGCTGCAAGCGAAGCACTAACAGCATTGAACCAATGCTTAAGTCAAAGCAAACAAACAGTACAGGCTGCAATGAATCAAATGACTGGTCAGGGCGACATGGCAGCATTAGGCGCACCAACTGGTGGCGAAGAAATGGCAGTGACAGACATTGCTACTGCAACTGCACCGGGCGTACCAGGCGGTGAAGAAGTTGTTGGCATGCAGCAAGTAGCAGCAGAAGTTCCTGCTGAAGAACCAGAAGCAGAACCAGTAGGTGGTGTTGGTCGCGCTAAGAGATAATCATGTATCTCTTTGAATTTTCTGATCAGGAATTACTGGTAAATATCATATCAGCAACCGATCAATTAAAACAATCAATTAAAAATGGTGAAATAACCAGTAACTGGACATTGGATCAACTACTAGATTATTTTAGACAATTTGATGTAACATTGTCTAACAAAGATATCTACAACATGATTCAAAGAGAGCCACTGAAATCAGTTATTAGTGATGTTAAAGGTCAGGAAGTTGTTTTAAAAGGAATACCGCAACAACCAAAAAGTCCTGAAATGACATCCCCAGAGCAAAGTAAAGAAGTTGTAGCGAAAATGGCTCAAAAAGCTCTCGGCAAAAAATAAATTATACTTGACTTTTCTTTAATTTTTTAAGATAATTAGAGTATGATTAACCTTACAGAAAACGCTAAACAAAGATTTAAACAACAGTTAGTAGAAAGAGGTTCGGGATTAGGTATACGTTTAGGTGTAACCAAAACCGGATGTAGCGGATATGCTTACAAAATTGAATTCGCTGATGATTGGCGACATAGCGATTATTGCACAATATTTGATAACGAACTTTATATTTGGGTAGAGCAAGATGCTTATAAGTATTTTGACGGAATGACAGTTGATTTTGTAAAAAAAGGATTGAACGAAGTTTTTGAATTTATAAATCCAAATGAAGCTGGTCGTTGCGGTTGCGGCGAGAGTTTCACTGTATGATTTATATACCAAATAAGTATCCCTATCACGAACTAAAAAGAGAAACAGTAAACGGTAGTAGAAAATATCTAACACCAGACGGACGCGCAGTCCCCAGTGTCACCACAATATTAGATTTTACTAAACCGGAAGAAAAGAAACAAGCATTGCGCGAATGGCGCAAACGTGTCGGCGAACAAAAGGCCAAAGAGATCACAACTGAGGCAGCAGGTCGCGGCACACGTATGCACAAGTTTCTAGAAAATCATGTTAAAACCGGTGATACTGGTCAACCCGGAACTAATCCTTATAGCAAGCAAAGTCATCAAATGGCACATACTATTATAGAAAAGGGATTGAGTAAATGTCAGGAGTTTTGGGGAACAGAAGTCAGTTTATATTTCCCTGAAGTTTATGCGGGAACCACAGACCTTGTAGGTGTACATGACAATGCAGAATGCATTATGGATCATAAGCAAACTAATAAGCCTAAAAAGCGCGAATGGATTGATGATTATTTCCTACAATTAGCGGCATATGCACTGGCGCATAATGAGACACATGGGACTAAAATTCGTAAGGGTGTAATCTTTATGTGTAGCGCAGACAATCAATATCAAGAGTTTATAGTAGAGGGTCTAGAATTTGATCAATATACAGACCAGTGGTATAAGCGTTTAGATCAATACTATAGTCAGTTCCTATAACCTGATAGCATAAATACATGTACTATTTGGTATATGCACAACTATGTCTATCATACAGATTTCTAAAATCCAGCAAAGATACGGTGAATTAGTAGATTTACCACAACTTGATCAAGCAGAATTCGGATTTGCTGCCGACGTTAATCGTTTATTCATCGGTAAAACAACAGGTAATACGGAAAACGTAGAAGTATTAACAGCCTATTCAGATATTTCCTTTAGTCAACTAGACGGTGCAGGGAATACTAATCTTAATATAAATGATTTCACGTTAGCAAATGGCCAGATTCTTGTTTATGATGGAAGTAACTGGGTAAACAGGGGCGGCGGGGCAAACGGTTATATTAATTTAGGTGATGTAAGTAATGTCGCAATTGAAGGCGGCGGCATTAATTATGTACTTACAACCGATGGTACCGGTAACTTAAGTTGGACTCCTAAATCATTTACTACTGCTAATATAGCAAATATAACTGCTGCTGATCCTTGTGTTGTTACAACAGCGGAAGATATTTATTTTACTAACGGTTCAGAAGTTACCATAACAAGAGTTAATGGTATGACTGAAGTAAATGGTCAATCCTATTTTATAGGTAACATTACTAGTAATACTTTTGTATTGTACTCAGATATAACTTTAAATAATCCTATTGATGCATCAGGATTTTCACCATATACTTCAGGCGGTCTTATAAGTACAGCAGCAGGTGGTAGTGAAGGTTCAGCAAATGCAGCAGGAACTCTTTACGACATTCAAATAAATTATAATAACCTACTTTACGGTAACAGCGGTTTCAAATATGATTTTGTTAATAATAAAATGACATTATCCGGAACAGCAAATATCGGAAATATAAATGTTGATACTTTAGTAAGCAATACTGCAAATTTTGCAAATTTGAATGTGTCAGGACCAACAGTCACTACATCACTTACTACGGGATCAGCAGCCACAGAAGGAACAATTACTGGCAACTGGACATTATCAGGTGGTTCAAGATTAACGGCTACGTATGCAGACTTAGCAGAATATTATGCAGGAGACAAACATTATCCAGCCGGCACTGTATTAGATTTTGGCGGTGAATTTGAAGTCACATTAGCAGGCATTGAATCAAATAAAATTGCTGGTGTGGTGTCATCCGATCCTGCTTACGCTATGAATGGTTCAATAAACTGTCAATATCCATTAATGGTTGCTTTGCAAGGTCGCGTGCCATGTAAAGTCAAGGACAAAGTTCGTAAGGGCGATATGATGATCAGTGCAGGAGATGGTTTTGCTAAAGCAACAAGTTCAGAACCTAAAATGGGAACTGTTATAGGTAAGGCATTATCTGACTTTGACGGAGATGAAGGGGTCATCGAAGTCGTGGTTGGCAGACTATAAGATAAATATTATTATGGCAGCAGCAATTTACACACCAAGCGGATCCAGTCAACTCACAGCAGTTGCTACAACAGATAAAGTCCGTGTTTCAACTACTACCAGCGCAATAGCCGTAGCAGTAGGAAATAGTTCAGTCACAGCCAATCTCACGGCCTGTGAGATAATTCCTGCAAATACAGTAAACAATAGTTTTATTGTAGGTGAAGGCAATTACATAGCATATATTGCTGTCAGTGGCACAGGCATATTCTCAGTCACAGAACTCGGCGCGCCAACCGGCGAATAATACTCACGCAATAAAATAGCATTTTTTGATAAATATAACATACTCATAACGTTGTTGTTATGAGTTTATGCGGTCCCCGCCGCGTACCGGCTAGAACCCGGCATTATAGGAGATAAAACAATGGGTCGTCCACTTAAAATCGCAAAGGCACAAGCAGTTATCACATTGACTGCAACTAATGCCTCAACAGAAGTAGTTACAACATCAGCAAATTTAGACAACTTAGGTATTATTGCAGGCATGCCATTCATTCCAGCAAGCAACATCGGCGGTCTAGTTGCAGGTACTACTTATTGGATACTAAAAGTATTATCATCTAGTACTTTCACAGTATCAGCCACACAGTTGTCAGCTAACCCAACTTATACACCTGTCAATTTGTCAGGTACTACTGGTCAAACAGTAGCAGCAACGGTTGGTGTTGTTGACGCATATTTCAACAATCCAAACGGCGGTGCAGGTTATCCAACAACTAATGCAAACACTTATTCAGTAGTCGGTGGTAACACTGCAATCTATGGTAATCAAGTACTAGTTGGTGTATGTATCGGTATCGCAGGTGATGGTACAATCACTTGTGCAGATGACAGTCCAAACTTAGATGGCGTTGGTACTGATTTCGCAAACACATTCGTAGATGGCACAATCATCTATGATGCAGATGGCGCAATCTTAGGTACTATCGATGACATCGCAAACGCAAACGCAACATTCGCAACTTTCGCAGCAAACGCAGCAGCAAACGTTTCAGGTGGTTCATATACATATGGTACACCAGAAGCAGGCTTCATCGTTCGTCAGAAAGGCAAGCAAAAGTATCTAGTCACTGGTTCAACTAGTGGTTTGACCGCAGCTTGCTATACTGCTAACGTAGCAAACACAGCATTGTTGGCAAATACTTTCAACATTGAAGCTACATATGCAAATACTGATACTGTTTATGTTCAATCATTGAGCGATCATACACTTGAATTGTTCACAGCAACATCAGGTGAGACTGCTCTACCAAATGAAACTGCGAACATCAACAATAGTGCACCAGGATTTGGTACATTCAATACTGCATATGCTGCTAACACTTATGGTGGTCAGCCATATCCAATCGTTACTATCAACAAAGCCTGATAGGAGACGATCATGCCAGCAGCAGTTAGAAAACGTTTTGAGGAAACTGTTACCGATGTAGCAGTTTTACAACACGAAGTTAGTCACCTTCATGAAAAGGTTGATGAACTCAAAGTTGATGTTAAAGACCTACATGATTGTCTTGATAGGAATATGGTAGAAACCAAAGCATTATTGAAAGAATATAATGATATTTCTATGAAGCAACATGAAGAACTCTCAGAGAAGGTATCTGGTTTTGAGAAAGTAAAATGGATGCTAATGGGAGCAGCAGCACTATTAGGTGCTACTGGGGCTGAAGCTATACAAATGTTTTTGTCGCAGTGATAAGTATAGTCATATGACTAGTAAAAACGGGGCTTATGCCCCGTTTTTATTTTGTAAGTGTTGTTATTTTTTCTTTGACAATATCAATGTTGACTGTGCTGAATAACCCAGGATGCATTGGTTTAGGATGTTGCCCATCACCTATCCAAGCATATCCTACATGTTCATAATTTAGATTTGGTACAAATTCATTTTCAACTGCACAAAAAAATGTATGGTATGTAAAACTATTATTGACAAATTTTTGTATAGGGATAAGTTTTGCGTCTTTTGGAAAATATCCAATTTCTTCTAAACACTCGCGCTCAAGACCTTCTAGTAGGGTTTCTTCTTTTTCTATTTTGCCGCCCGGAACGCCCCAAGCATAATTGGCATCGCTACGCAATAGATATAAAAATCTTTTAGTTATGGAACAATAAAAGAAAATTCCTGCTGAAGTGTTTTTCATACAAAGATTATAATACTAATTGGATTAGATAACAATACTATAATCGCCCTGATCATACCAGCCCTCATACGATTTCATCCATTGACCTTCTTGATCAACATAACGATATTGTATATTGGTCGTAATATTAGTTACATACTCTACAGTAATACACTCGCTAGCATCAAAGGCTACAAACCATGACATAGTAGAACTATCAAATTGGATGATATCGTTCGCTTCAGCCACTAAATCTCCCCAGGCTAAAATTGAATTGTCATCTACTCCTATATCTTCAACAATCAAATATCTACGCCCATTTATAGGACCCGGTAATCCTGCATTTGGTCCTGTGAGTTGAGGATTAATTACACTATCAACAGGGTCAAGTGTATTTTGAGGAAGTGTGTCAGGGTCAATATTATAAATTAAAATTCTATCGTCCAATGGATCCGGTACAATGGTACCAACAATGTCATCATCCATGTATGGATTCTGTAACCATATTTGACTGATTCCTGGTTTCCATGCTCCATATACGTTTAATAAACTACTCCAATATAAATCAGTATTAGGTGGTGTAGGATCATTTAAATCAGTATTTGGAGGATAAAAGGCTGCATTCTGTGGTAGAAGTTGCAACTTATTTCCTATCAACAATAATTTATAACCATACGGAGTAATTTTTTGACGAGTGCCCAATAACAAATCTTCATCTTGCATATCTTGTAAAGCCTTACCTTTAAAGATACTAGCAATAACTTTGTGAATAACACCCATCTTTTTCAACTTAGCACTAGTACTTAACCAGATTGGTATATAAAATTTCCAACTCAATACGTCTATCGGATTTCCAGTACCTATAGGTATAGTACGTGAACTAAATGTCAATCCATCTTGATATACAACGCTTAATGATGTCCAGTCAACAAAGTTATCTGTACTTTGTATTTCTAAACTAGGATTAAACAATGTACCTAACTGTTCAATTAATTCTAATTTTTGATTATAGTTTGTTGTCCAAAAATCTACTTGCAATCTTAATGTATATGGTACTGGCATTAATCTTTCAATAGTAAATGCCTGTCCTTGTGTATTTTCATATGATTCTGTAATATTGTTATATGAACGCTGTCTTACTTGTAGTTTTTCAACAAAGAAAGGTTCTTGTGTACGTTTTTGATCGTACTCTAAACCGGTTATAAAGTATGTTATCATAGGTGCGCTTGGCAATGCGCTAGCACTATTATTTTGTATAATTGTTTGAACCTGACGGCTTTGATCACCGTACATAACAGGCACACGTACAAGAATGTCGTTACCATTTGGATCCTTACCTTTAGTTACATACCAGTTACTAAAAATCTTAGCGAACTGTAGTAAGAATCTACGTATTTGATTGTCATAAAAAAATTGTGCCATGCTTATTCTTCTGGTGGTAAGTTATCAGGGGCAATATCTAAAATACTAGATAATGGCTGTGCAGAAGGTATAACCTTTTGCGTATTGTTGAAGTATATATCTGCCTCATTATTAATGAATCCCGAAAGTTGTGATTGATCGGTTGCAGTCATACCTGTTTCTGTTCGTACATTAGTTGAGATACGAACCCATAGTTGACCATCCCAACGATATAATATTTGCGGGAAGTAGTCAATGCGTAAGAAGTAATCACCAACTTGCGGATTTTGCGGAAATGCAATGCCTGCACCACTTGGTAATCCGTTAGGTGGAATAGCATCACCTGTCAAGAATCCTGCACTATATCCAAAACTTCTAGGACTTGCTCTGGTAATATATTGGAATGCGGGATCGCAGTCTGCACGCCAATCCATTTGCGTACTGACCGTGCCAGTAAATCCCGGCTGTGTTAAATCAGCGTCAGCAGTCGCATATGTATTATCAGCAGTGCCATATGGACCTGTAATAGGCCCCATAGATTTGACACTTAAAACTCTATCTCCTTGTAATGCGCGACTACCTGAACCATCTTTAAGTGCTTGCGGTTTAGTCTCTGTAACTTCCAAACTTGCTTGTACGAACTTATCAAATTTATCTGATAGATCGCTATCTGCCGTCATATCCCAAATACTTTTAATTACATCCTTGCTTATTTTAATACCTATGCTAGGATTTTTATATTTAGGATTGCGCATGTAAACTACAGTAGCATAACTGCCTGTTTGTGGGGAACCGCCGCTGTAAGTTACTACATTTATAGGAGGTGCAGGTTGATCTAATTTATCAGACAATACGCCATTACTTTGGTATACACCATATGTAGGTACTACATATAAATCATTGTTGTTGTAGCCTGCTTTAGGAAGAATACGTTTTGCTTCTTGTAATTGTGCGTCATTAACTTGTAGATTTCTATTGTAAGTTGAAAGAATATCTTTTAAGTTTTGCTCTGTGCTGAGTTTCCAATATTCTTCATTAGGTGGATTAATTCCCGCCGGTACTTCTTTAATTGATTCGTAATTTTTATCACCGTAACTGATTATGTAACCAGGTGGATATACTTTATTTTTATCCCAATCACCTAAATAGTTGTCTTGATTAATTGGCTCTTTAAGTATGTTTGCAAATTCTTGACTGTCTACTAATGGTTCACATTTAATACGCCATAAATGTGGATACCAAGTTTGACTAAAGCCCTCACTAGCAAAGTTAGCATCTGTGATTTGATAAAATCTTTTTAATGCGACCGGGATAGTTTCATTTAGGGGATTATAATCAAGTAAGTGTGGCAATTCAAGAACGTCGCCCACCATTAGTTTTCTACCAACAATATCGATCATATCATTGTAGTGGACGGTGATGAATATAATGTCATTATTCAAGAATAAGCCAAACTGGCTTAGATCGAAGTCAAGGTTTTGAACATTATAATGGCCACGTAGACGATAGATGTTTGGGTCATACTTTCTATCTCTATTTTCTAAAAACAATAAATCTTGTATCTGTAATGGGTCAGGAGTTAGATATTGCGGCTGTGTATAATCTGGGCTAGGGGTCTGTGCAACTGGTCCTATATACTTATGAATATATAAGTCTGTGCCGCCAACAGTAAATTGCTCTGATATGACCCTATCAAAGAACTTATAATCGTTGGATTTTGTCGGATGATACAGCGATAATTTGGGCATAGTAGTATTTAGTCTATAAATCAATGGCTTACAACTACTTGACCTAGACCTGGAAGGATGATAAAATAGTAATACAATTGACTAACGGAGTCTGTAATGACTAAAGCAAAATCTGAAATTAAAGAGTTGCACCCGCGCGACCCTGACGCAAAGTACATTGGGCCCGAACCCAAATTTGATCCTGAAGCAGTCAGCACGACTTGGGACCTCGCAAAAGCATTTGGTTGGTACAATCACTTCTACGATAAGAAGGATGCCCGTGACTTCATTGCACAGTATCTTGAAGTTGCAGGAAAGCAACAAGTTGCAAAAACACTACGCCGTGTGAATGAACGGCATGTCAAGCCCACATATGGTTGGCTCGCACGTTGTATCAGTCGCGGTAGCGTAGTAGACAACGATACTCTTGCTAAGTTGCAAGCGGAGATTGATCGTCTTGTTGCGCTTGTACAACCCGAAGTGTCTGTTGAACTTACACTTGCCCCTGTCAGTAGTCGCCCCAACGTACAAGAGATAATGCGTGAGCGTACATTGCAAGTTGGAGGTGAACTTGAGGGCTTATGGGACGAGTATCTAAAGAATGGTGCTGGTAAGGAAGGTATCAAGGCAATTGATCTGTTGTCTCAACGCAACATTCTACCTCAACATGTTCATATGTTGGTGAGTGCATGGCAAAGTAAGTTGGATGAGTACAACGAGGTTGCAGCAGGCAAAGATGAACAGTTGAACGAAGCCTATGACCGTTTCGGTAAGATTCAGTTGCGTAACATTGTTAGTGCGATTGAGACTGTCATTAGCGACCTCAATGCTTACATAGGCATGAAGAAATCAGGCAAGAAGCCCCGCGCTAAGAAGCCTGTACCGGTTGAAAAGGTTGTTCGTAAATTAAAGTATCTCAAAACTTTCAAACTTGAGAAATTGGAACTCACTAGCATCAGCCCAACTAAGTTGCATGGTTGCAGCGAGGCTTGGGTCTACGATACTAAGAAGCGTAAACTTCATCACTATGTTGCTGATGAGTACACTAAGAGCATTGGTGTCAAGGGCAATACTATTCTTGGTTTCTGTACTAAGGAATCGCAGATCAAAACTTTGCGTAAACCTGAAGAACAAATTAAGCAGATTATGGGTAGCAAGCCCGCAGCACGTAAATTCTTTGATAGTATCAAGGCTGTGAGTACTGCACCTAACGGTCGCTTCAACGCTAACATGATTATACTGAGGGCATTCTAATGAGTAGTAAATATGAGTTTGATCCCATTGAACAAAGAATGGGAACAATGATGCAAATTATTGACACGGCTATACTTTCAACAAATGATCGCAATGATCAGTTGATGTTGGCCTGTGCTATGATGCAGCGCACAAGAGAGATTTTTGATGCTACGTTGGGTGAAAACGGACGTAAAGAAATGTTTAAGGAATTAGTATGAAAAATGTAGATTTAAACAAATATAAAGATTTTGTAAAGGCAGTAACTAGTCAACAAAGTCAGGATCTTACTACGTTTATGAATCAGTTGGATAGGCT